TGCTGGTGGTCACAATGGCGTTGATGTTCTCAACAACCATTGTGTTTTACGCTGCGTGATACTCGGCTTCGGTCAAGATGCCGGGCTTGTATTTACCTTCGGGCTTGAAGATCGTCAGCTTCTGTTGACGCATCTCAGGCGCAAAGCTGATGTGCATCCAACGACCAAACTCGTGAATCATTTGGTCATACTTGATACCAAGTTCTTCGACTTTATGGCACAACTCGATTGGGGTCATCTTGGTGCTAGAGATGTCGATAGCCCATCCGTCCATGTGTGATGACACTTTGGAGCCACCAACAGCTACGTTGACATCTGGCAGACGCAACCATGAGTTGATTCGCAAAGGACCAGTGGCAGCACGAAGTGGCTCAAGACATGCAGCAGCGTGCTTCATGTTTTCCAGTTGCACAGTGCTTGGCTGGTTGTCGATGTGCAGACGCACAGCGGTTTCGCTGTAGGTGGCTTCATCAAGGGTAAAGTGTTCGCTTAATTGCATTTTGTTTCCTCATAATACGCTCCGCGACGGAGCCATTCTTTGCGTTGATTACAGTTTGCACACAGAATTTGAAATCTATGCGTGGGGAAGTTTTCTTTGATTATGTGAGAGTATAAAGAGTTGCCTGTTACTCTGCGACCAGTAGAACCCACGTGATTCTTACCATCGTTTTCAATGTGGTCTACATTTAAAACAAGTGGGTCTTTTTCTCCGCAACTAACGCAACTGCCACCATACGCATCAATCACTTTGATTTTATTTTTCCAACGTAACACTTGATGCTTTAAGTTAATACCGTCAAATATTTTTGGGCTTAACCAATGCTCTTTTTTAGACGTGCCATAACCATTAAATCTAAACCCGTCTTTTCTCATGTCTCCACGTTTTAGGTTCATTTAACATTCCTCAAGTTGTTGTAAAAGTCGATGCACGAATTCAATTCGATGATGGCTTGGTCGCCGTCTGCTGTGATGGCGATAAGGTCGTCAGCAGTCTTTGAGTCAAGTTCGGCTCTCGCTTCTGAATCCCCTGCGGCAGTGGAGGCAGAGCAACTGGCACGGACTGACAACCTGACAGTACCAGCAGCGACATCAGCACGAAGCTGGTTGACTTTGATTTCAGCATCACGTTTTTCCTTTTCAAGTTTTGCTGTAGTGGCGGCAGCTTCATCACGCATCGCTGATTCAATGCGTGTGACTTCCGCTTTGATCTCTTGGCGCTCTTGGTACTTGCCAGCAAAGAACGCCATCAGCAAGCAGGCGATGAAGATGCCGAGGTTACGCAGCATCGGGTTTCTTTTCTTCTTTGTTGAAAGCAGAGATACCCAAAATCGCAGCAAACGCAATGTGGATGAAACCACCATTGGTCAACGTCAACGGAACCCATTGGCGAAACGCATCATTGGATGCTTGGGTTTCCCAAAACTGCACAATGGTGAACATGACGGGGAACACCACAAAGTCAGCAATGTTCACAATCATGTAGGTCAGACCCATAAGGTAGGTCCACTTTTGTTTATGGTTCTCGTCCATCGTTCAACTCCTTTTTAAATTTTTCACGTTCTTCCCGTAGAAGCGTGATTGCTTTATTTACCTCGCGATTATTTCGCACGAGGTTTGAATCCAATTTTTCCATACGCAGCAAGGCAAAGAACAACAACACAAGCAAGATGCCGATGACAATGCAAAGCAGAAAGATTATTGCGTTGTCTTCGTGTTTAGCCATACAGCGCCCATCAAAATCCAAAAATAGAAGACCGTCAAGATAGCCCAAAACCAAGTCATGTTGCGGTCAATCTGATCACTGCGCCTTTGGGCTGCATCAGCATCACGCTTGGCCTTCTCACGTTGCTGACGCATCTTGCGTGCCGCTTGACCAACTTTCACTTTGTCTTGCATCTCTTTGAACTGGGTCCAGATTGGACCTAGCTGCCAAGGAGCATTGGATGTCATCAAACTCATCAGAGCAGGATATGCGGCATCCACCTCGACTTGCAATTGCGTCAGTTCTAACACTTCTTTTTGGTCGATGTCGTCCTTTCCAAAAACCTCAGCGTATCGCTTTTCTGTGAATGTTTTTAACGTGTGGTAGTTGTCAAACCACTCACCGACATGGCCGATGAACTGCTGGACAACTTCGTCTTGGGTGGGCACGTGGTCGATGTAGACCTCTTTCGCCACAGGCTTTTGCGCGGGGGCTGTGGGGGCTGACTGGGCGCTAGGGCTTCCATGAGATTTAGCAGGCGCACCCAGTAAACCTTTGATCCATCCCCAGATACCAGTGACTTCTGCATAAATCTTTTTGGCGTCAGCAACACCGCCTTCAACAGTCTTTTTGACGCGTTGGATTTCAACGCTACCTTCACGAAGGCAATCGCAGCAATACTGGATTCCAGAATATGCCGCACGCATTGCTTGCAGCGCGAGCATAATTTCTGGACCCACATTACAAGCCGATCAAACGCTTAAAGAATTCAGCAGCAGCACCGGGGCCAAGCAACACCGCAGCCAACACTGCCCAGATGTAATACTCAATCTTGGTCATACGTGCAGAGCCGTTCTCAAGCTGACGATTGATTGTCTCGTAGCGTTGAGCGCAGACAGCCTCATGTGTCTGCAACTTGGATTCGGTGATTGAAATCATGTCGCTCATCTTGCCATTCCGCTTAGTTCAATTCGTAATGCGTTTTGGTTTTGTGACTCTGGAGCCAAAGCATTGGTTGCAGATTCAGCACCAAGAGATGCAGCACCTGACACTTTAGACGCCAACTTACCGGGTTGCGCAAATGTGCTTGGGTCTTTAAGTGCCTTCAAAAACTTGCTGCGCTCAGACGCAGGCAGTGTTTTAAGCAATTCGTCAAAACTCTTAGCTGTCTTTGATGCGTTAACCAACTCATCCATAGACTTTTTACCAATCTTGCCACTAAGTACATCAAGCACTTTGTTGATCGAGGTGGTTGCCACGTTCAGCATGTTTGGCAGTTGAAACTTGAAAAAGTGATCCTTGAGCAACAAGTCGAAGGCACGTTGACCTTCATTAGCTTGGAATGTAATATCTTCAGCACGCTGAATATTACGGCCAGCGGCAGTCAAGCGACCAGCAGTTTCTTCGCCCATCGCTTTGACGAGATCGTAATTCTGAGCACCAAAGATTTTTCTGAGTGTGTCGGGCGAATTGTTGGTCACAACCTGCACAAACTTTTCAGGTGACGAGTTGTAAAGACCCATCAATTCTGCGCCAAACTTGGTTTTGCTGAGTTCGTTCATGCCAGCAGAATGAGTCTCAAGGTATTTGCGCCAGCCAGTGCCACCAGCAGCTTCGATGGCGTCATCAATGGCAGGTTTGATACCTGACAGCACGGATGCGGTCAGATTCTTTTGAGCAGTCTGATCTAAGCCGGGGCGCATTTTGGCAACAGCAGCATCAACCGAGTTCTTACGGATGGCTTCCAAAGCATTGGCATCAATGACACCGACTTTGTTTGTCCATTTTGCAATGTCGTCAGCCACATTTCGCACAGCAGCTTCCATCACATCGTTACCAGCAACACCTGATTTGGGATTGCTCAAAATACCAGTGATGCGTTGAACCAGCGGTGCAGACTCCAAAGGCTTTAAGCCATGAGCCTCAAGGCTGTCGGCTGCGCTTTTAGCAAAACGTGCAGCTTCACCAAGAGTCAATGAGTCATTGGCAGATTTAATGGCAACTTCTTCGGCTTTCTTTGGAAGAGCGCCACCAAGGAATGTGTATTTGGTTGCACCAAAAGGTTGACCTTTTTCAATTCACTGACTAAGCGCAATCTCTGGACCACGACCACGCTCAATCGCAGCGGTAAATCGACGCACATCCTCGACTTTCTGACCAGCGGCTTGACCAAGACGTTCAGCTTCCGCAGTCAGTTTTGGCAATTTTTGACCTGCAATATTTGCCGCTGCCAATTCAGTCTCACGCATCGGCGTGGTCAACTTGTTCAATGCTTCTTTTTGAGCCTGACGAGTTGCGATTGATCCGGCTTGCGATGTGCCGCCTGCCAATTGGTTCAGCATCTGACGAGTTGCTGCATCTTCTGCACGGGCAACATCGGAGAAATATTGAGTGCCTGCGCCAGTTTCACGAGGTGCTTCTTTCAGCATCCGTTGCACCACAGGTGCGTTGAGCACAGCTTTACCAGTGACAGGATCAATCTGATATGCGATGGCTTGTGCTGCGGTCAGACCTTCAGGTGCGGAGCGCAAAGCAGCTTGAATCTCAGGCAGCTTCTCACCAGCGGCAGCACGGGCAAGTGCAGCAGCTTTTTGTTTAGGTAGTTCGCCAAGATCGCCAACCACGTTGGAAACTTTACCTATACCTTTACCTGCGAGTTCCGCAGCTTTTGAAACTGCTTTACCTGCAAGTTGACCACCCATTTCGTAAGTGGCTCCAGTGGCAATATTTTGTAAGGGTTCAGTAACTGTTTGAGCAGCGGTTCGGGGTTGACGCAAACCGAGTGCCACGTCAGCAGCAGTCAGCAATTCCTGAGCAGCACCGTATCCTAGGCCAGCGCCAGCGACACCGCCAGCAGCCATCCCAACTGGACCGCCTACTGCACCAGCACCTGCACCAGCAAGACCACCGCCAGCAGCACCCAACATTTCAACAGTTGGACCTGTCATTTGTCGAGCAGCAACAGCAGTCTCATACAGACGTGGGTATTTTTTAGCCCATTCTGGAGCAGCAGCACGAGGTCCGGGCATACCGGATTTAGTGGCGGGAGTGTCCCACTTGACAGCACCAATGTCAATTTTGGGTTCATCCCACTTAACAGCATTGACATCAATCGGCATACTCAGTGCTCCCATCGCTATATTGGACGACTTTTCGACCATTCAGTGTACCTGTTCGCACAACTGTTTTATTCGATGGTTTGGGAGGTGCGTTGGCTGCTGGAGCCTCTTGACCTTCGTAAGTCATATCGTACTTGTCTTTAATGCGAGTTGCTGCAACACGAGCCTGACGCACGACATCGCGCATTTGTTCGTCCAAGTTGCCAGCTTTCGGATCAATGGCTTGAATGGCGTCAGCAACCATTTTCCATTCTTGGACAGCCATGTTGCCAAGTTTGCCTTCTTGCGAAGCAAGCTGGCGACCAAAGGCTTTGACTTTACCCTTGAAAGTGTCAAGTTTTTGTTCCGCTTTACGGGCGTTGCCGCTTGGAGCAGATGGAGCAAGTGCTGACCAGCCAGTGATACCACCAAGACCAGCGTGAGGCTTGATGTTTTTATCAGGGTTGCCAACCAATTCATCAGTCAGCTTTTCGAGTTCGTCTGCTGTGGACTGAGCAGCTTGAACACCGATTACGTCAGCAGCCATGTCTTTCTTAAACTTCTGGGCTTGCACTGCGGTCATGGGTTTAGGTGCGGGACCACCTTCGCCGCCACCACCGCCACCGGGAGCAGAAATCCACTTTTGAGTTTCACGGTCAAAAACATGCTTACCCACGGGCACATATCGGTCAGCCAAACTAGGTGACTTTTGACGGTTGTACATCTCAAGCTGATCTTGCATGATCTTTGCTTGCTGAATCGCTTGGTTGCCTTCTGGAGTACCTGCATTTCGGGCAGCGTAATTCAACAGATTGTTGATGCGGGTCTGTGTCTGTGCAACCATTGGTTGATTACCAGCCATCGCGTTCACAGGTGCTGCGGGTGCTGCGGGTGCAGCCATTGGAGCAGCAGGAGCGCCAGCCAAGGCGTTGGTAGGAGCAGGTGCAGCCATTGGAGCACCGGGAACTGCTGGCGCTGGTGCGGCAGGAGCAGCACCGGGCATATCCAGACCCATCATCTTGGCAAATTCGGATTGAGCCTGTAGACGTTTTTTGCCATCCAAACCTTTGACCACATAGTCGGGTTTACCCGTAGCAATAAACGCATCAAATACTTTGTTGAGGTCTGGATCGTGACCAGCAGCTTTCAGTTGATCTTGAAGCTGAATCATCGCTTGACGATCAGCTTTCAATTGATCCAGCTTGATCTGGTTTTCCTCAGTCGCCATCCGATTTTCTTGAGATGCGCGGTAGCCTGCACCGAAACTGCCAGCGAGTTCGGGCTTGATAATGTTGAAGTCTGCACCTGCCATGATTAATCCTTATACCCACATACCGCTTGCGTCACCAAGCTGTTCAGGAGAGTCACTACCAAAACCAAATTTCTGACCAACTTTGCTCCAGTCGGTATTCAGTGCCTGATCGAGTGCTCGACCTGCTGTACCGTATTGTTGTGCTCGAATGTTACTACCAGCCATCAAAGCGTTGCCTTGATTGGCAGCATTACCCATTGCCAAATTACCCACGTTAGCGCCGTAGCCGCTTGCAGCAGAGCCAATGTTACCTGCGGCAGTCTGACCCACACCAGCAAGGGATGCCAATCGGTTGTAACGGGTGTTGTACTCGTCAAGAGCGCGGGAGTAGGCATTGCCGAATTCTTGCGAACCCAAATTCTGACCGTATTTCAAAGCACCTTTG